CATAAGCACCTGTAGTGCCATTTGACGAAGTACCTACCGCTAAATTGCTAACCGTACTAGCCGCAGTGCCAGCAATTAGGTCACCCTTAGCCGTCACAGTTGATAACGGAATTGCGTTGGCTACTGAGAATGAACTAATAGATATAACCGTTGCAACATCGCTGGCAACCAAGGCTGTAAGTGCTGTAATGGTTGTGCCTGTTGATGCCGTGTAATCAACGCCGCGTTCTAGCAATACACCGTTAATAAATACTTGTTCAGCACCGACTGTATAAGCAAGTGATGTAGCAAAATCATCTGTGCCGCTAAGTGAAGTTTCTCCACCTGCCATAGTCTTGCGCCACATTTGCATTGTGCCAGCACCAATTGAACCTTGCGCACCTGTTGTACCTTGCGCTCCAAGTCCAAGCGTGTAATAAACAACATCTACAATGTCATTAACAACCGCACCTGATGCAAGAATAACTGATGTGCCGTTTGTTGCAGTAAAGTCTGTACTATTAAGACGAACACCGTTAAGGAATACATCTACAAAACCAACTGCATAACTAACTGTAAATGTTGTTTGTCCGGCTGTTGCAGTAAATGAAGTAACCGTGCGACCCGGACTTCCAGTAACCGAACCTGTAGGGCCTTGAACACCTTGGATGCTAAGACCTTGCGTACCTTGTGTACCGGTCAAACCTTGTGTACCAGTTAATCCCTGTGTACCCTGCGCACCATTAGTACCATTAGTTCCTGTTGTGCCTTGAGTTCCTGTCGTACCTTGCGTTCCATTTGTTCCGCTAGTGCCTTGCGTTCCAGTAAGTCCTTGGCTACCAGTTAAACCTTGGCTACCAGTAATTCCTTGTGTTCCAGTAATTCCTTGTGAACCGTTAGTGCCGCTTGTACCTTGCGCCCCAGTTAATCCTTGTAAACCAATTAAACCTTGAGTACCTTGCGCACCATTTGAACCAACAAATCCGGCAGTACCTTGCGACCCCGTAGTTCCTTGAGTACCAACCGCGCCCTGAATACCAGTTGTTCCAAGAGTTCCCTGTGAACCCGTTACGCCTTGAGTTCCCGTTGTTCCTTGTATACCCGTAATACCTTGAGTGCCAGTTGAACCTTGAATACCAGTTAAACCTTGTATTCCGTCTGTGCCGGAAGTACCTTGCGTACCTGTGATTCCTTGATTACCAGTTGTGCCAATAGTTCCTTGAAGTCCAGTTGCGCCTTGCGCGCCATTAGAACCGTTTGTACCTGTTGTACCCTGTGCGCCTGTTGTTCCTTGATTACCTAATAATCCTTGAATACCTGTTAAGCCTTGAGTACCAATCGCGCCTTGTGTTCCAGTAGTTCCTTGTGCGCCGGTAGTTCCCTGTGCGCCATTAGCACCATTGGTTCCTTGTACGCCTTGAATACCAACAGCGCCATCTAGGTTTACAGACCATGAACTAAATGTGCCAACACCTAATGAACGAGTAACTGTTGCAGTCATTGCGCCAGTACCAATTGTGTATGTAGCAACATCGGCAATAATGTAATTAGATACCGTGTTAGCAATGATTACTGTTTGACCAACTGAATAAGAAAGATTTGCTCCAACAGTAAGCGAAATTGTTCCAGTTGCAGGAACGGTAAGTGAAGTTGTAGATGTTGTTTGGTATCTATCGCCTAATCCTTGTAGACCTTGAATACCCTGCGTTCCTTGTGCGCCTGTTCCAGTTGTTCCCTGCAAACCATTAGTGCCTTGAATACCAGTAAGACCTTGTGTGCCGGTTATTCCTTGCAAACCTGTTGTACCTTGACGGCCTTGCACACCCTGAGTACCAGTTGTTCCCTGTATGCCAGTTAATCCTTGCAATCCAGTTGTACCTTGTGAACCAGTTGTGCCTTGATTGCCAACTAAACCTTGTGTTCCAGTAGCGCCCTGAATACCTGTAGTTCCTTGAACACCCTGTGTGCCTTGCGTGCCAACGCTTCCCTGAATACCGGTTAATCCCTGAATACCAGTTGTGCCTTGCAACCCTTGTGTTCCTTGAACGCCAACGGTTCCTTGAATTCCTTGTATGCCGATTAAACCTTGTGTACCGACTTGGCCTTGAATACCGATTGTTCCTTGAACACCTTGAACACCGATAACGCCTTGAAATCCTTGTACGCCTTGCAAACCAAGTGAGCCTTGTATGCCCTGTGTACCCGTTGTTCCTTGCACACCGCGAGCGCCAGCCGCACTTACAACGATTTGTGGTTGAACAGGAGTTACAATTATGTTGTCAGCCATTAACGAGATACCTCAGCATCTACTTGAACTACGCCGCGACCTAAATAAATTGCTTCACCGTTAGAAGGTGTAAGTTTTAAATCCCATTCAAACTTACCCGGCGCTGTTGTGATACCAGTATTGACTTGCACCTGTGGAAGTGTTGTTGGATTAAACGTAATGCCGCTTCCAACGCTTAATGATAATACCGTTGTTTTAGCCAATGCAGATGTACGAAATTGAAGCAATGGTGTGTAACCTGCCAATGATATAGGCGCACCGTTTGCATCTTGATAACTAAAGTTAATAGCCCATTCTTGGTTTTGCCGAACAGTAATGTTAAGCGGGTCAGGTGTCTGACTTATTGATTGCGCTGTCATTGGTTTCTCCAATTGAAGTGTTACATCTTGGGCATATCTTGGTTTGTCTTGGTGCTGGCATTTTGCAGTTTGGGCAGAATACTGCAAGCGATGATAGGAAATTAATCGCCGCTGAGCCTTCACTCAATTCGGTTAGTGCCCACACTAACGCGTCCATACGGTCAGGAGAATCTTTTGTTATGCCGGGTTCATATTCACACATTTCATCTTCTAATTCGGTGAAATAACCAACGTGATGTACACGGCCTTGTTCATATAATGCCGCTACAGGTTCAGCGCGTAATTGTTTACCGCGTGTAGCCGTAACTTTCTTTGTAGCAACTGTTGGCTTTACCTGTTGCAATAAGTGAATAACTAAATCGCCGCCGTTGTTTGTTTCGGCAACTATGCGGTCTGCCTTGTGTTTCTCGTAAGCATTAACAGCCGCGCTCGCCCACTCTAACGGACTTGCTTTTAACGTTACATCATCAAGAACATAATAATGTCCATTTGCTGTCATACCTGCAACAACAATGCCCGTGTTATCTGAATCTTCATTAGATGTAACAGCCGGGTCTACGCCAACTACAACGCGTGTAAATGTTGGCTTATCTTCTAATGCAATGCGAACGCTATCTATCATTGACCTACGCCATAACGCGCCCGGATTATCATCTAGGATTGCGCCATAAAGTTCTTGCTGACCTAATCTAGTTCCGCCATACTTTGCTTGCAGTTCAAGTAATGCCGTTTTAGATAAGTTATCTGCGTTATCAAATGTTGAACCGCGTGTAACAATAGTTGTATTGCGTTTAACAAGTGCCTTAACTAATTTGGTCGGCCTAGGTGTAGTGGTGATTACTGTTTGTGGATGTTCACCTAAACGAAGGCCGAATTGTAATTGATTCCATGTATCTTCATATTGCCATGCTGCTAATTCATCTGTCCACGCGTAATGAAACTGCGGGCCGCGAAGTGAATCAGGTGCATCGGCTGAAAAGGTTTGGATGATTGAACCGTTTTTTAGTTCAATAATGCCGCTTGCTTTGTTCCAATTCTGTACGGCATCGTATTCATTTAAAATTGCCAAAATGCCTGATACGCCTTCAACGCATACTTGGCGAACGTCTTGAAAGGTACGAGCAACAATTGCGCATCTAATACCATTATTAAGGATTGCTTTAGCGGCTAACCATTCAGCGCCTAAGCGAGTTTTACCAAATCCACGGCCAGCCATGACCATCCAACTGTGCCATTCACCTTCAGGCGGTAGTTGGTTCTTCCGCGCCATCCCCAATTCGGGATGATTCCACTTCCAATACCGAAGCGCGACTAATTCGGGATTCAAGGTCTTGTTTATATCGCTCAATTGCTTCGCCTACCGATTCGCCGTTGATTGCTGTAATTTCTTGTTCAATCTTAATGGCAGAATCTAATCCAAGTAGTTTAGCGCGCCGTTCCATAAGTTTAGCAATTGCAAGAATTGAGCGCACATCACCTTTCATTGCATTAGGCCATGCAGCAAGTTGTAATCTATCTATGCGGTCTAATTCTTGTTCTCGTAGTTCATCTGCGGGTTGTTGCTGAACACGCTTAATAACCCGCTTGTAAGCCGCGTAAGCGCCTGTGGCATCGGCGTATCCTGTTTCCTCTGCGATACGTTGCCACGTTAATCCAGCCCTGCGTAGTTCGAGAACCTTAGTCTCTTTGTCTACGAGTTCCGGGTCAGGAACCTTAGAATTTTGACTCACTTGATTGATTACTTACTATTCAACAGTTCGGCTTTTAAGCCCGTAAGGTTTTCCCAACGAGTCACGATTACATCGCAATACTTAAGGTCTAATTCCATCATATAGCAAGTGCGATTTGTTTGTTCGGCGGCTATAAGGGTTGAACCTGAACCGCCAAAAAGGTCTAATACTTCTTTTACAGCGTGATTGCCCATTGCTCGTTTTGCAAGTTCTACGGGTTTTTGAGTTGGATGATGTTCGTTTTTATGGTCGCGAGATATATCCCAAACTGTTATTTCGTTATTAGGTCCTACCCAATTTGCGCTTTTTCCTTTTTTAAAAGCATAAATACAAGGTTCATGTTTTGATTTGTATTGCGCACCTATTGCTCCAAATTGAGCAACATTTTTATTCCAAATAATCCAATTTCTTACAATCCACCCTGCTTCAGTTAACCCTGTAATAACATCTTGGGCAAATCTATCTGCAAACCAAAGATACAAAGGTGATTCATCTTTAGAAAATTTAAAAGCATTTTTTATAGGCAAATCATACATATTGACAGCATCATCATTTTGAAGTTTATCTCTGCGTTTTTCCGTAGCATGACCACCATCATAATTAACGCCGTAAGGTGGGTCTGTAAAGACCATATCAGCCTTAGCGCCGTTCATAAGTCGTTCAACGGTTGTAGAGTCTGTTGAATCACCACACATAAGGCGATGCCGCCCTAATTGATAAATATCGCCTAATTTAGTTTTAGGTTCTACAGGCGGTTCCGGGATTTCATCTTCATCGCTATTAGGTTCAATATCTGCCAACGCAGGTACATCAAAACCTAATTCGGTAATATTCCAATCAGAATCCATCAACTCAATAAGTTGTTTTGCTAACTCGCCTTCATCCCATTCAGCAAGTTCAGCCGAACGATTATCAGCAAGTGCATAAGCCTTAGCGGTATTTGCATCCCATTCTTCGGGAACTTCAGCCACGGTAATATCTTTCCAGCCTAATGATTTGGCCGCTTCTACTGTTCCATTACCGGCAATAACTACGCCACGATGAACAACAATAGGTTTACGTTGTCCAAACTTATCTAATGACGCGGCAATTGCTTTCAGATTTTTATCTGAGTGTTTGCGAGCATTATTAGGGTCAAGGGTCAAGTCAGAAATAGGGGTTAAAACAATATTCATGGATGCCTTCCATTTACTACATTACGAGCGTCTAATAAATCATTAATTGATTCAAGATAAAATTGGCGCTGTTGGTATGTAAGTCTATTGCCATATCGGTCTTGTATCTTCAGGCGTAGGTATCCTAATGCTTCGTCAATTTCTTCAACCGTTAAATCAGTTGCGACTACTTGCATGTGCTTATACCTACTCTACTCCTCACAATAGAATTATTCCAAGATACTGCGTAGATTATCATAAAATTACTTAGCGTGCCTTGATTCGTGTGCGTTTTGCAAGCCGTCTATATCAAAATATCTTACGCCGTTTATTGATTTAGATTTAACGCCGTAATGTTTTATCCAGCGATAGATAGTTGGCCTAGAAACCTTAAATAGTTTCATGGCTTCGTCAATTGTCAGCATTAAGCATCCTGCCAAGTAAACGCCATTTCTCACTAGGCCATATTGTATTACATATCTTACATTTAATGTCTCCGAAAGATGTGAGAGTTGTAGGGTTGATTTGTAACTTAGCGCCACATTCATTTCCATCTTCATCCTGACTTGGACATGTGCCAATAGTCATAAGGTCAGATTTAAACCCTAAAACTGCATTAATGCGTTTGTTAATATCATTAATAGTTTCTGCCAATACTGCGGCATCTTCATAGTTTTCAAATATCCATTGCGATTGCGCCGTAAGGTATTTGCAAGTAATTGATATGCGGTTAAATTCTTGCCCGCGAAATGTAATGCGTGTATGCCGCTGCTCAACCCTAATTAAACTTTCATGCTCCATTAAGGGTTTACTAATTCCGCCTGAGCGCAAGTGAAGCGTCTCAAGTCTTACAGGAATTGGTGGTGTTTTAGAACCGCCTACGCGCTCGCCATAACCCTTTGAAGGTATTAACTCTTTAGAGAGTTGGTTATATTGGTCAGGAAAGCCTTGAAGTTTGTCCAAGGCATATCCCCAACAATTAGAACATAACGAGCGTTCAGTATGTTTGCGACATAGCGCGCATTTCATTTCTTACGCGCATCTCGCTTTGCTTTGTAGGCTTCCACATTTTCCCTGTCATAGAAAACATGCTTGCCCTTTTTCTCAACCCATTTAATATGGCCACGAAACTGAATTTGATTAAGGTTATTAATCTTTACGCCAAGCAATTCGCACACTTCGGCAGTAGACATTAGAACGGCCATGCGTCATCCCCGCCTATCTGTGTTGCTGGTGCAGCCTTACGCTTACCGTTTAACATTTGTGCAATTGTTTTGGCGCGGATTTCAAACCCTTGCTTAACGTTGCCATCGCGTCCGGTGTATTCAAATTGTTTTAAATCACCTTTAACAATAAGTGATACGCCTTTAAGTGCAACATCTGCCAGTGCTTCGGCTGTTGCTCCCGATGCGCTTACTTTCCACCAAACGGTTTCACCCGTTACCCATTCACCACTTTTAAATTCGCGTAATGATTCTGCTAATGAAAAAGTTGCTATTGCAAATTCGCCTTTAGCGCCTTTAATAAATTTTAATTCAGCATCCCCGCCAGCGTTACCCGTTACCTCTATCATTGCCATTTTCGCCTTCTTCCCAATATGTATATGAACCTTCGTTGTTTAACAATACCTTACTTCCGTCCGGCATGTGTAAGGGAAACTCCGAAGGGTCAGCATAACTTGGCACAATCCAGCCCATTTTTACCGATTTAGCCGGATTAAGATGGATTGAGTCTGTGCCTAGATTATGGCATTTATGATGCACGGCTATTAGGTTGCAAGGTTCATCCTTGCCGCCTTGGGATTTTAATTTGCGATGATGTAAGGCAGGTTCTCCACAGGCAAATCCACAACTTTCGCAATGACCATTAGCCCTTTCTAGGACTATATCCACAATGCTTTGTTTCATGTGGATATCATAAATCTGATTTCGCCACCGCTATATGCATCGTATTTAGCCGCAATCCGTATGGCTTTGCGTAAAAAGTTTTTGGCCTGAGTTGTTGTTGTTACATTGCCAGCATCCATGGCTTCAAGTGCGCCTAATGCAAATCGCTCACCTGAGCCGGCTACATAAAGATTAGATGAATTGCGCTCCCAAGAGTAATCAGATTCAATTCGATAGATTTGACCCTGAATAGCCACAATCCAAATATTGTCATTTTCTACTGATTCGCCATCTCGTTTGTATTCATAGTCAGCCATACTAAAACATTTGCGCATTGATGGAACCAAAATGCTTGTAACGTATTTATCTAAGTTTTTAAGTTTAACCGCTGGCGCATCCCATCCATGTTCCAACAAATTAATGCCCCGTACTTGGCCAGCCCCGGCAATAATCAATTCATTGTTTTTAAACATTTTGCCAGTTGGAATGTTAATAGCAAAACCATCGCCATCAGATGATTGAGAATCGGCGGCAATAACTGCCCATCCATCTCCCTGCACCGCGGCTAATGTAGTCACAATTAAGTTTATCTGTAAGAAATGCAAAAGCCCGTTAGAGAGGCAAATAACTAACGGGCCTTGCGGCCTAAGTCTCCCCGAAATGACTTAGGCTATATCGGGGGGAAACGGCCCCCTGATAAATCTATGTTATCTTACATTAATACCAAAAATGCCGCTGCCACCAAGCCCAAGCCCCGCATGGGGAACCATATCGGGTTTTAACGTACTTCAAGCCAACGTGAACCTGTTTAGGAACGCTTAGAAGGGGATTTAAGCCTAGAACCTGTGGAATCCCACCTGCATAAGCCTTAACCCATTTACCGTCCTTTAAAACCCTTACAGCGGTCTTATTTTGGGCATTTGGCCGCCAACCGCTTTCATGCGTCCATAACTGGTCTAAACACGTCCATTGGGTTTTAGCCCATCCCCAATATGCCAATTGTTTTTTGGCATGAATTTTAGCCGCCATTGGCGTACTCATAACTGGCATTTTAGGACTTTGTGCAATCGCCGGTGTTGCTACAACAATGCTTACGGCTATGGCCGCTACTGCTAGGCATCGTTGAATAAACTTAACGCTAAGCCTTTTTCCTCAATTTCATTTCGGCTACCATGATTTCCCCCCGCAGATTAGTTTCAGCATGACTGATTCCTTTCGTTGATTGTCGGTTAATTTTACTACATGTTCGACAAGAGACGTGCTGGCGAAACATTAAATCTCCACAATAATCGCATCGGATTATGTCTTTTTCCATAAGATTTCTTTTACTAATGCGCTTAATTCTTCAATCGTTCCATTATTTGAGATGTATTGGTCAAAATCCCATGAGTCCATATCGGTTTCAGAACGGTGAATATTGATAGGGCCATCTCGTTCAATGCGACTTATGCGCCACACTTGTCCATGCCGCCATTTAATTTCTTCGGCTTCATTACGAAATCTTACATCGCTAATAACAATTTTATCTTCAGGTCGAACATTAAACAAAGTTAGTTCTACCCATATCTGCGGGTCAATTAAATCCCGGCCTACTTCACTTCCCATTGTCTGCAATAAACGGCGCACTTCAGGAATTGCTTTAACTTCATCCCATCCATATTTTTCTACCGCATGAGCCAAACGCATCCCATCTAAATTGATAATTGGGTCTAATGCATAACAAGCCTTTTTAATAATGTCGGCAAATCCTAAACGCGTATAACCGTAATCTTCAACAAGCATTGCGGCAATTGTGTCTTTACCCGCTTGCGCATATCCACTTAACCCAATAATCATTTTGCTCCTACCATTATTCCTAATATAAAAAACCCAATAATCAATACAATCATAAGAATATTTATTAAGTTATCTTTACTCATTTGCCATTCCTAGCAATTTGTGCGGCTTGGCTTACTATTTGCGCTTCTACTAAATTGCCGCATTTATTACAAACGCATAGTGGCATTAATTTAGATTCAATTGTTTTTGCAATTTCTTCGCGTAACTCTAATTCACGATATGTCCATGTTTTTTCCATTAGCGGTTGTCCGTTTTGTAAAAACCCGGGCCTTTAAAAATGGTTAATATCGGGCTAATGACTTTGTTCATCATGCCATCGCAACCTTCCATAGCACAACCGTGCTGGTCATCTGATTCAAAACTATGCGTAATGATTTCATAGGCTTTGCATTTTTTACATCTGTAATCGTATCTTGGTGACATTAAAATAATTTCCAATCTGTCGGGGCAATAACCCAAATCGTGCAGTCGTTGCCGCTTTCGTTTCTTTTGGTCTTGCCACTATCTTCAATAAACTTATCAATAACCAATGAACGCCGTCCGGCACTAATGCTTTGATGTTTGCCTTCAAGTATGGCTTCAAGTTCAAAATCTGCTAATCCGCCATAGTTGGCAATTGCTTCATAAATAGCCCGACGATTAGTTCCTGATTTTGGTAGCGCTTTTTTTGCTGCCGCTTGGCTAGTCTTGCTTGCATAGTTAGCAATAAAAACAATGTTGTCATCAATCATTTTCATAAACGATTACCTAACACCGCTTTTGCGCAAGCATCTTGAACCGCAAGTAAAGCGTTTTCAATTCCATGCTTCATAATTTGCTTACGGTTTTGCGTAAAATCAAGTGCGCAAATTTCTTCGTGAACCATGTTGCGTATTTGAGCATCAAGCGCCTTAATCATTTGTTTTACTATGTCTTGGCCTTCAGGCGTATCTAAAATAAGTTTGCCGTCTTTAATGCGCCAATGATTATCTTTACAAATAACTTTCATCTTTGATGCTCTCCTCTAGTTTGGCCAATCCCCATAAAAACAATCCCGTTAATATAGGCGAACATACAAGAATAAATAATCCAATCATTAGTCCACCCAACATTTCTGACATGAGACTACATCGGTTTCTTCAAATACTTCGCTGGTAACAGGTGCATCGCAAATTTCGCACAATAAAGTAATCGCCATTTAAATATCTTCCTTTACCTTATGGTCGCACCAATTGCCTTCATAAGATTTACATTCATTGCAATACCACAATGAACTTTTAAAGTGGTTATCACACATTCCATAATTAGCGGCTTTTTCGCTTGTTTGTAATTCTTCGCAATATTCGCAAACTAAACCTACGCCAGCTGTAGATGCCATAATTAGTTACCTGCCTTCGCTTGAACTCTTTCACATTCACCATAAAATTTGTGATTAGTTTGGCGGTTAATTACGTAAGTTCCACAATCTTTGCAAATTGCTGCATATCTTTCCATTTGTTTGCCTCTCGTTTTATGAAGTCCGTTTAACTTCATGGCTTAACTATAAGCCCGATACCTTACGGTTAATGACATTTAGGGGTGTGTTTTAGGTAACAATTTCATAACGTTTCAAACCCGCCGGTTATCTCAATTTCAACCCCGGCTACCCCGTATTCCTTGCTGGCTGTAATGTGGGTCACTTGGGAATCATCTTCATAAGCCACGCCTGTAAGCGCGTCTAAAATTGAGCGTATTTGTTTGTCTAAGTCAGGTGGAACGGTGGGAAACTGCCTTTTAACGGATTTGGGCTTGTCATAGGTAAATCTCATGGCAATTGCTATTGGGCCTTGAATCGGGGTGCATCCAGCCCGATGTGCCGCCTTCGCAACTTCGGCTCGCCAAGCCATTAATTCCTTGGTCTTGTTGTGGACTACGCGGTTATTAAATGCCCGCATTGACCCTTGTTGTATCGGTTTGCCTTCGACCCGGAAGGCAAGCGTCACAAGTTGATTGTCACCATTTCCCCCGCCGTAAAACATTTACGAACCGTAACACCTTGTTCGCTTTGCAACTGCATATCAAATGCAATTCCATTAGGTTCGACATATTCAACGGCATAATGAACTTGATTCATCACCAGTTGGTCACCGGCTTGTACTTGGGCTACGTCTATGAATTTCGTCATGTGTTCCCCCTTTGCCTTACTATTTTACATTACTTATGGTGTTTAACGCCCTGTGAGCCACGACACGCCGCAAGGAATTTAAGTGCATATATCTACACGTTTTATGGCTGTTCATCGCCCATAGACCCCGTAGAACGCTTAAAAACGATATCCCTAAAGTTGGCTGGCATTGGCATAGAATCATTTCGCACGGCTTCGGCGCTTGTAAATCTAGGTGGCGTTGGAGTCGCTGGCCCAATCTTGGCTTTAGGCTCCACTTGGTCTTTAGCCCAATTAAGCCATGCCGCGGTTATTGGCTTTGCCCCATTAGAAAGAATCGGAATCAATGCGGCCAATTGTTCGTAAGGTAATTGTTTGAGAATCAATTTTATTTGACCACCAACAGTTGCCCCCGGCGGTTTAATGCGGTCAGATGGAAAGTTATCCATATACAAAGCAACAAGCGTGTCAGCGGTAGGTTGATTTTTATTTAAATGTTCCTGACGCATTTTTGATAATTCTTCACGAATTATTTTGCGTAAGTAATTTTCATCTTCGCATTTACACATCATAATTTAGATTCACTTGCGTAAGTAAAATCGCGTTCTATTGATTGAACAAAACTTACCATGGTTTCATAACCTATATTCAATATTCGTAAATCCTTCCTAAGTGCCTCAATAATTAAAGTGCTGTGCCGTCCGGCGTGGATGTGCCGGCGCTCATCTTCACTTAATCCGCCCCAAAATCCAAATGGTTCATGTGCAACTGCAATTTGTAAACAATCTTGTTGAATGGGGCAACTGACACAAATACGGCGAAGATGTTGAATACTTAATCCTTGTTCCATTAATCCAGTTCGATGTTCGTAAAATAATTCCGTATCTAATCCTAAACATGATGCCCGCTGCCATTCAACATCCCTACGCTTTAAAGTCCGGTGCATCCGTTCATCCCCGTTCCATCATAAAATTCGCAAAAATCTTTGCAGAATTGTCTTGGTCGTTCAGGTGCAGGTGGGGTTATTTGCATCTGTAAATCTTTTACCCATTGAATACCGGCTAATGCCGTCTCACGGTCATACGGTGCTTGCCATACTTTTGTGTCAGACATACGCCCATCGCGGCATATACCAACAAGTGAAACAGTTTCAACGGGATAACCATTTTCTTCTAAAAGATACCCGTACAGGTGTACTTGCATTTTTTGTTGTTTGCTTGGAAATGAGCCAAGTTTTTTAATAGTTATAGTTTTCCAGTCAATAACGGTTTTGGCAGATTTCACATATACGTCTACATGGCCTTTTAAATCAGGCGTTCTAAATCCTTCTTCAATAAGAAAATCATCAAACGTATCGGCTTGCTTCATGGCTTCGGCAAGGGTTGCATGTACGGCAGTTCCAATAATGGCTGCAAGAGATTCGGTATTTTTATTTACTTTTTTTTGCTGATGGATAATGCTCCATGCTTGGCGAGCGCATCCATAAACACTTGATGCACCAATTTCTGTTTGTAATGAACGCTCTCGGGCTTTGTCGTTTTCTGTTAGCGCGGTCTTTAATAGTCCATGAATGTCCATTGCGTCGCTTTCTTCTTAAAATGTTTAAAATCTTGAATAGTTCTATTTATTTCCATGATGTAATTTAATGCGGTTTGCTGAGTATGTCCACATATTTCTCTAATCACTTTTCTTGGCTCTATTTCTGGGTGCGCCAAAATTTCATTTATTGGCTTTTCTAAACGTTTTCGATGAAAGTTTTTTGGTGCTAATGAATATGTGGATTTGAGTTCACGATGAGAGTTTTGCTTTTTATATTCCGCTAACTCTAATCGAAATAACTCATCCTTGAGAAATTTGCTACTAATCTTCCTTAAATCAGTACCAAGCGTTTCAATATTTATATTCTCAAGATGTATAGATTCAATAGTGGCGTTGCCATTTACCCATACAATTTCATACAAAATATCCATCAACCAATGTCCATACTTGAACGAACGCTCACGCTTAATGTTCGGGCAATGTCTACCTGTGTGCGAATTTTATTTGTATTAGCGCGAGATGATTTTACTTGCGCTTCAACTATGGCCAATTGCATGTGTTGTTCGGCATTATCAAGTAATACTAATGATTCTTTTTCTCCCACCGTGTAATTCTTTCCATTTGGTGCAGATTTAAAAGCCCATTCCATACGAGACTTAGCCAAGGCAATTTCATAACTTGCTTTTGTCACGTGATAAGTCTGTTCGGCTGTCATAAGTTCTTCATTAGATTCATCAATTTCGCGTGATAAATCCGTCAAACGTTTTTCTATCTGCATA